CAACTTCATTAATTGTTGGGTCTGACTTAACCAATTATATTCGCCGCCAGCAGTTCGGAAAATTGTATTGCCTGCACCACCACCTGAATACACATTGTATAACCAACTTCCACCCATGTCTGTTCCATTAAAAGACGTGACGCCAAGATAGGATTCGATGGACGACCCCGACCAACTCATATCATATCCGTATGTCTGCATCCCATATACCCCTGCTTTACCATATGACACGGCAGTAGACGTGGAAGTTGGGTCATTGTCATTAAATTCAAACTGCGAAGAACCAACCGACCCATTGTTCGAAAATCGGATTCTATCGCCTCCCCCTTGGTCTATCGTGTTACCAATGGGCAAGACGAAAGCACTTGCCGTGAGATTATTAACGGTATAATCATTGGTAGGCGTTAAATAACTGGCGGTATCAGCATAACTCGCCGTTCCATAAAAAACCCCCGTTCCACTCAAATCGTCAATATGGATTGCGTCAAGAGGACTGATAAAAATACTACCATTATTCGTTGAATTCAAAGTTATACCAACCTTGATTACATCGTATGGAAAACTTGGTTTAACATTGGTCAATACGCCCGCACTGGAACTTACATACAAAGTATCTCCCTCTGCCCATATTGAAGTATCAATCCCACCAACTTTACCATGAATAGTAATTAAACCTTCGGCGTTGTTTGCAATATCCGAAGTTGCGACACCAATAACTCCATACGTTGAACCATGTGTGCTGGAATTACTTGATTGTGCGAGTTTTAGTTTAGGACGATTACCCTGAGAACCACTGATGGTGCATACCGTCCCATTCAATACCGGCGCACCCGTTTTATTAACGACTCTTACATATTGTTCCTCACCCAAATTTAAAGTAACGTCAGATTGGTCATTATATACACACATGGTATGAGTTGCATAATCATAAAACATTGTGCCTTCTTTGTGGGTGGGTGTGGCAGAAGAAGTGAAGTTTAAACTGCCGGAAATAATTACGTTCTGATTTAACTGATTGACATATGAAGCAGTGTCAGCATGTGAACTTGATAACTCGGTTATGATTTCGTATGATGCGGAAACCGCATACTCTGCGAAACTTGCACTGGTTGCGTAGGACGAGGAAATTGTTGGTGTCACGGAACCACTTCTCAAGTAACGTTCATCAGATGCAGCAGCAGTATAACCGTATGCAGCCGAGTTGACCGGTGTAATTGTCGTGGATACACCCGAGTTGGTAACAATAATATCAGATGCATTGCAACTTGAACCACTTGGAAGAATGTTGAAAGTGGTATTCTTTTTACATGACTTGAGAGTTACTTTATATGGTTGTGGGATAAGGCTTGCGGTCAAGGCACCAGTATCATCGGTCTCATATTCCATTGACTCGCCAGATACAAAGTCGCCGTTGAAGAGAACGTTACGGTTGACTGGTTGGATAATAACTTCAGATGCCGCAAATGGATTGAGAATCGAATTCTCTAAATTGAAATAAACTGTGCAATAAGAACCACTTAATCCAGAACCACTGACTACAGTTATTGTGCTACCACTTACATTGATAAACCAATTATTGCTTGTTTTACAACGATTGAGTTCTACTTTGTATAGATTATCAACCAGATCCAATGTGGCCGGTGAAGTTGAAGACGTAACTGGCTCGCCGGTAACAATATACTCACCATTGATAGTTGGGTAATTGATTGGAAGAATTGCGAAATTGTCGGAGATAAGGCTCCCACTACTATCTGTAAAGTTAAATATATTGTTCATTTTGGTATGCTTCCTCAAGCTGGATAACCTCTTATCCCCGTCTTGTATATGTAGTTAAAGTATCACTATGTTGATTGGTTGAAAGTATTTAAGTTATCACTGGTAGGATATTTTGGATGTCCTTGAACCAAATTGAAGTAACAGGAAGTTCGGGAGTTGACCAAGAACCCGTTTGATTACCAATGACGGTTGCCTCAATACGAATAGGTTCATCTGCCTTGTAAACCAAAGGAGTATTGGTAAGAATAGGATACATACCATTATAGATATTACCAGTTGAACCAGTCATCAAACTTGTCCAAATTGAACCAGATTTATAATAACCCAATTCATAGTTTATAGAACCTGAATCAGCACATCTCTCCGCATATACTTTATATATCCAATTACCAATGACATTCATTCCCGCCATATATGGACTCCAAGTGACAGTTCCATCGGTGGTGTAAACATTTTGACCTATTTGACCATATCCATATGTTCCACTACCACTACCCCAACTTACACTTCCACTTGAAGTAGTTCCACCAACATAACACTTACGGATTTCACCATTGTCATCTTTGATTAATTGACCCTCAAGATATACAGTGGAAGCATTGCGTGTTTGTGTATCTGAAATATTTGGATAATACGCAGGGTGAAATATGGAAGAAGTAGTTGGATTGTAATAGATACCACTATAACCACTGGTCATATCTGCCTTACGGTCATATATCTTCTTCCAAATAAGTTGCGACCCCGTTGACCACGATAAGGAAGAAGTGAAATAACCACTTATCCTACTTTCTGTGGTGTAACTACTACCCGATTCATTCCACGTGTTGTATGGAGCACCACCATAGACAGTGCCGGGTTCTGCCCCATCCGATACGGAAGCACTGACACATTCTTGAATGTTTCCAAAGGAATCTGTTATCTTTGCACCAACAGGGTAATAGGTTAAAGCATTCCACCTTGGAACACATAGAATCATTTCATAGTAAGAATATACTTTTTCAAAGTAGGTTGCTGGTGTTCCCGTAAAATAATAGAAACATTGACGGTGCAATGGTTGGAGGGGAGGAGTCCGACTACTATCAATCGGTCTACCATCCTCGGTAACATATAAATTATGAGGTAGGTTCCTCATGTCCATAAGATTCAATTTGGCAATGGGTGGAATCTTTGCGAACCAGTAACCCGTTGTAGAAGGATTGTAATTGTATGCCAAAGTATAAGTGCTACCAGAATTTACAAAGGTTGTTTGAACTGCCTTACCTTCACTTGGTAGGCAAGCATCTATACCACTGATACCAATCAACGGATTACCATAGGAGAACCCCGAACTTGCAGTAGCATTGGCAACAGAATTATAAGTATAATTATCAAATACCGTGAAAGGTGGTGTCCGATTACTTCCCGTATTCAGTCCTGATACACTAATCTTTTTAATATTTGCATTGTTATGAATACCCTTGGTAAAGACACTTGCCGTGGCAAATAAACTACTGCTTATGTTACCCCCTAATAGGTTTGCAAACGTAACCTTGGGTGGATAATAGACAACTGCATTCCATTGTGAACCATTCCAACTGACATTTACTATGTCATTGTTATTGGCACTACCGGTTTTCTCAAAGACAAATTGATAATCATCTGGTGAAATGGATTGACTGATATTGATTCGGTAATTGTATAAGATTTGTCTGAAATCTCCATTACCACCCCCGACACTGGAAGAAGATTGTAATACATAACTACTGGAATTGAACCAACTTGGGAAGGTTGTCCTTACATAGTTGTTAAGATTTATTGAAGCAGTGGTAACAGTGGTGGTGGTAAATCCGTCAACATAAAATCTTTCAGGTTCAAACATATCGTCATATCCGGCATTATCAAACGACATGGACGTTTCTTCATTTACCGTGATACCAAAGGTAAGACTGCATGAGACAAATAATGGTTCTGTGCCGCCAATGTGAAAATAATATGTCATCTTATCCACACACTCACCACGATAGGAAGAAGTCTCATAGGTTGTTACACCAAGAATTTCATGCTTATAAACAACATCCAAAGATTTTGTTATATCATACTTGGGGGATTTTGTATTGGAAGTCAGCAAGGAATTCAATATGACACTCTGACTGACCCCATTATCAACGTGATAGAACCATACATTGTCATAATAAATGTTTGGTGAGGAAATTGGCCAACCCGATTGATTATCCCAACTTGGTTCTCCACTAACTGATTGCAACCAATTATATTGCAAACTTCCACTGGCAATCTTGTTGGTAAAATAATTACTTATGTTGCCACGAAGTCTTTGTAAACCCCATAAAGGAGATTGTGTCCAACCTGTATTGAGACTCTTGGTTGAATTTAATGGTGGTAAACTTGAACCAACCGTGGTGATATAATAACTTGAACTATATGACACCAACGACATTGAAGGATAGGTAGAACCTGAACTATAAATATTGATACCACTTAAAGGTTTCCAACTGGAAGTATTTTGAAGGTCAATACTACCCGAAGTTCCACCGATATATTTAACCCAAGTGTTACCTGCTTCAACAATCATTGAAGAACTGTAAACCGTCTGTTGATTGAATTTATCAGGAATTAAGACAGTGTATGGACTTCCACTTATGAAGGTATTGGCACTGGCACTGGCAAACACTTCATATACTGCACTTTGGGATATTCTTTGTCCATATGAAATCATAAATCATTTCTTATATCCACGAACCGAGATTGTTACTTGCTCCATAACTCAATTGAACCCATCCTATTCCAGTCGAAGGCACGTTGGTATTGTTGGGAATAACACTTACGTAACTACCGGCACTACTTCCCCCTGCCAATACAACAACCTCTTGATTCTGATAAGTATTACCTACCACATAGATTCCCCGATATACCATTCCCGTTGCCGACACGGAGGACTTTCTACCAACTGGTTTATTGGCCAATGTAAGAGTGATACCATTGGTTGTATTGTTTACCAATATATCAGAAGAGGAACGTATGGTATTTCGTTTACACCAATCCACAATGCGATTACACCAATGGGTAAAGTGGTTTACATCCTTTACTTGTTTTGGTAGTAAGTTTTCCATAAGTTATTTTAAATTCTCGAACCATATAGTGCGGTAAACCATAATCCATAGACCCAATCTTGTTGAATTGTAATGGTTGCACCATTTTGGTCTTGAGACGGTGGTTGTTTTAACCAACCGTAAATTAAGGATAGATTAGAACCGGTTAAACCTGATCCTCCACTACCTACTAATTCTACATCGCTTGGGTCAGCATCTTGTTTCATCACCGCATACCAATTGGCCGGAACTCCGGTCTCTGCTTGCATACTCGATTTGGAATATACACGGTTGATATTATTATTGTAATACGTTAAGACCGATGAAGATGGTACCGTTAAGGTTTGACGAATTACCTGTTGGATAACTGGAACTGTTTTTACACCGTTGTTCAACAGTGTGAAAGCAACCTGACTGGCAAAAAGTGACGTTGGATTTGAATGATAAAATGGTGGTAAATCACCACTATATGATGAGCTGGTATAATTACTCCAATTAATTCCGGCATCAACTAAGTTCATACTGTGTGCCACACTCCCGCTTTGTGGCTTATTATTAAGTAAATCATTAAGTGTAAATTTATCAGCAGTATCTATATCCCTAATCCAACTAATTGAACCAGAACTGATACCATTATTATCAACTTCTAACAAATTCTTTTCAAAGGTATTATAATGGAGAGACCAGTTGACGGTGATAAAAGAACCAGTAGATTCGATTGGGGTGATGTCCTCAGACCCACTACCGTTCAATTCACTCTGGATGGTGGCCGTCATTTTCCACGGGGAACCCTCTTCCAGTTTTACATTCCAGCCACGAGCACGATAAATGCTACCACTATATCTTACATCTGACTCGCTTCCATTAAATACACGGGTGTAGGTTGGAAGTTGTTGGTAGATATATTCTTCGGTGCTGGGTGCATATCCATTGGTGCCTAATACATTATTCATAAATTCAATTCCTCATTTATACATTTGCAAACAAACTGTCCAGATCAAACCCCACTGGTTTGGCTGTATTCTTGGTCATTTCCAAGATGGTCACGGTTTTCTCCATCAAGGTATTGGTTTTGTCAATCTTATTATTGGTCTGTCTCTGCAAATCAATCTGTGTGGTTACTTGTGACATTGCAGAATAACTTTGACCCAACATATTTCCTACTGCCGTTAATGAGTCAGAATAAATGTCTCTCTTGTTATTCTTTTTTGCTTCGGCATTTGTTGGTGTTGTGTCACCAATAAAATCACCAATAGGAGCATTCAGGGTTTTTAGAATTTGTTCCACTTGTTCTCTATATTGTTCAATCGTGCGTTTCTTCGGATTAGCTTTGTTTTCATCCGCTAATTTCTTTACTCTTTCTGCCCAACCAAGCAAGTCAAAGTTTGCCCCACCCTGTCCACCTACACCTTTTAACAAATCAATTTCTAATTGTTTTTCAGGTGAAGTGCCAAATGTTTTTTTTAACCAATCCGCCGCCACTATAAGCATTTCACCAACCTTTAATATGGCGGGAGCAAATGTTACGAGAAGTATATTTCCCAATAGTTTGAATTCATCCCCCAAAACTTTTAACTTAACAGCAGTCCCAGAATCCATTATTGTCCCCAGCTTACGCATCTTATCACCCAGGGCCGACATATCTTCCTGCAACAGATTTACAATTGCACCATATTTGTTGCCGAATACGTTTGATAATGGTGTGGCTAGATTCTCAACATTACCAGTATTGCGAACGGTAGCACTGATATTTTCCATTAAGAGTTGTCCACTATTCTTTTTATAATCCTCTTTATTCACTCCCAACTGTCTCAATGTCTCAATGGATTCTTTGTCACCTTTTAATGCCTTTGTTTTTGCAATGGTAATCTTTTCAATGGTGCTTTGGAGTTTCTCAAATTCAACATTGTTTTGTTTTGCCGCCTCTTTCAACACTTGTAATTGCTCTGGTAGCATACCCAGACGTAAGGAAGCATCCACAAGTGAATCAGCATATTCAAATGTTCTTGTCGTCAATTCAGTAATTGCTTGCACGGTGAAATAACCCGCAACCATTCCTTTAATATCGGTCAAGGAACTCTTAACACTTTTCATAGCGGAATTGAATCCGCTGGCGTCACCATGAATTGATACGGTTACACGATTGCTCATTATATTAATCCCTTTTCTTTCAAACTTTCTTTCAACTCAAATACTTCTTTGCTTTCCAACTCTATACTTCCCATCTTGTGTGCATAAAGCAGATATGCCGACATTGTTTCTGTTAGTGGAAGGTTCAAACATTCATCTCTGGTATATCCACATTCCGACATTAGAGTTGAAAGAATTGCCTCTTCTGCCTCAACCGGATTGGTGGTAACACTATCTTTGTCATCTTCTTTGACTTTATACAACGGTGCATCTGTGCCACTTTTCAAGTAATGAGCAAAGGTATGAATTTCAAACAGAAGGTTGATTTTATTGTCTTTGATATGCTTGATTACTTCTTCCACACTTGAAGCAATGTTACCATTACCACATTCAGACATGAATTCGTCATAAGTGGTTGAACATACCAATACCGCAAAGACAAATTCAGGAATCAAGGAATGGTCATTTACCAATGCCTCTGCAATATAATTAATATCACAAAGAGAATTATATTCACCACTGGTGAATTTGCTCTTGGAAGATTTCAAGGCAAGTGATTGACCCAACGAGAATGGCAGCAACCTATAACCAAGACAGGAAGGAACAAGTGTGGTAATGCGCTGACTGTATGGTTTAAACGTTGCCATAAGATATAAGTTGGTGGATATGGATTGTCATAACACCAACCTAAATTGACTTATGACACTCCTATAACCAAATATCTATTCTTTATGGAAGCGAGGTTCCATTGCTGCGAATGTGTTTCATCGCCGTAAAGGTTACTGTGGCCGATTTGTCAGGCTCAAAGTTAATCTTTGGTTTCTCGACGTAGAAACTACCACTCACATCATCCGTCCACGGTGTCGTAAAGGTGACATAATCACCATCATTGATTTGTGGAATCTTGCTGCCAGATCCATAAAGCAATACTTCACAGTTTGCGGTGATGGTGCGGTCAGTGAAATCAACTCTCACTGCGTCGTCGTCACCATTCATGGTAACCGTTTTCTTTGCACCTTTTTCGATGTCAAACTTGATGACCGAACCACTGTAAAGTGATTGGACAATGTTTGCATCCAAACGTCCGAAATAGCATGTTGATCCAAAGCCATTATTCATATATTTATCTTTCTTTTATTAATTTTGTCTGCTGCAACCTACGGTCAGTTTTTGACTGGCGTAGTAACCATCTGTCAACGGAGTTGTTTCCGACCCATTTTCAGACACTTGGTTAAAGTGTAATTGACTTCCACTCAGGTCATTGAGGGTCGTCTCGATATTATCCGTAAGGAAAGGATTGAACACCAAATCACTTACGGTTTCAAATTCATTTGCGGTAGTTCCTTGGTTATCATCGCCCACAACCCTTACCGCATAGGTTTGTAGGGTTAATTCCGATTGTCGTAATCCATTCTTCTGAAATGGGTGTAATGGCATCTCTTCCATACACAAGATTTTGACACATGGATATTCAATCCCACTCTGGTCAAGTTGATCAAACTGACCATAAATATGCCAATTGGTAATACTACCACTGACCAGCGAACCAGATACTATAACCTTTGCTGCGTCAATAATTTTTGATTGAATTAACATATGCTTGCGTCTCTTGTATATGTAGTGATTTTGGGGTGATTATGAACGGTTGAACTTGTCAATCGGAATCCCCATCTTCTTTGTCAAGTAGGTTACGATATCACTGTTAATTTTATTCTTTGCATTCTCACCACCCACCTCTTTGATACGTTGAACAAAAGAACCATTAGAACCTTTGCCTTGAGTATCATTAAATATCTCACCAGTGATTGTATTATGGGTGGTTTTGGCCGGGTGAGCTCCACCATATGCAGACCTTTTTACACCACTGAAATTCGCAAAATTCTTTCCAATCTTACCAAGCAAATCTCTGATTGCCGGTAACCATCCCGCACGAATAAACCCAATGTGATTGGTTCGGTTATGTTTCAACTTCTTTACTTCTGCATCCAAATCAAATTCTTCAATACCATCTGCTTGCATCTGTGTTATCACTAACATTTCCGCAACCGTTCTTTTTGGATATTTGCTCGCAGTCTCATCTAACTTTGCCTTGATTGTCCCCTTGTCTGCTTTATGTGTTGTCTTAAAGGCTTCCCTCGCACCATCATAGAGCTTGAAATTGATTGCATCCTCCATTGATTTACTGGTTTCACGCAGATAAATTGCGAAATTCTTTTGAAATTCTGCATCATCTACCTTTGCATATATCTTTGGAGTTGCCATAAAAGGTTTATAAACCCGCTACAGACGGGTCTTGACAAACAATGACAATGAACTGATTATGTGCCGGATAACGGACTTCCTTAACCAAGAGACGGTTACTGCTGTAAGTAATGTAATCGTTTGGTTTGGGGAATATGTTTGGAGTAAATTGATTGGTTCGCACCGTGAGCCTAAAGTCGTCTTCTTTCTCAAAGGTCATACCAGAATTACCAACTTTGTTGCTGAAGGAATTTGGAATACAGATAAAGGTTTCCCCTTTCCATATGAAGGTTGGATTACCGAGAGTAGTTTCCATTTGCGCCATCCCCGCCAATATAAAATCTGATAATGCCATATATATCCTTATAATAAGAAACGGAGTAAGTAGGTTTTCCCTACCTACTCCGTTGTTGTTAAACCATGTTAAACCGATTAGGCTGAAGCCACTTGCTTGATGGTGGACTGAACTTTGGCCACACCATAGATTACGGAACAACCAATCAAGTGTCTGCGGTTGGATTCGTCGTAATATTGCTCAACCAAGTAGTTGACACCAGTTGATGGGGACTTCAACACAACGGACGAACCATTGCTGTGAACCACGTTAGGAATTGCCGTTCCGACAGCCACACCAGCCTTGTTACCAATCACGGCAACGATTGAACTCGTTGCAGCAGTGTCAGCCGGAAGTGCTGGCATGTCTTGACCTTCCACAACCACCAAACCGAGTGGGTTGTTAGGAGAACCAGATTGCAATGCGGCTGCACCAGCTGCATTACCCTTGCTTGCGATATCCGTAATCAATCCCCAGTAATAGGTAGGAGAGAGAACTGCGATACGTTCACCGTTGATACCAGCGGTGGACAATTCTGCTTGCAAACGACCAGTCAAGGCCACGTTGAAAGAGGAACTGTTAGGAGCTTTGACGGATGCCGTTGCAAAGTTTGCACCATTGAGAGCCACAGCCATTGATGCGCTGGAAACCGTGCGGTCACATGCATACATTGCTGGTTGGATCCAAGTCTTGAGCAAGTTATCCAATCCGAATTGCTGTGCGTCAGCTGGATTGAACGGGAAGAACTTACCAATGTCGTTATTGACAGTGAGGGAAGCCACCGATGCGGTTGCCGAGGTTGACACCATACCGTTGTTCAACGAATCTGCGGACGTTGGATAGGTCACCAACGGAACAGAGATGATACCAGACGGAGCCGGAATATCGCTGAAATAGGTTGAGAACGCATTGAGTGCGGTTGGTTTCTGAGTTGCAGGAGTAATCAGCTCATTCAAACGGGCTTGGATGACTGCAATATCCCATGCCATGAATGTGCTGCCGACGTTTGTAAAATCTTTTGCCATATGTTTATGTCTTTCTTTTTGTTAAATTGTTGTTTATACTAACACAATCTCGTTAGGAGATTGTTTTTTATACAGTAGGATTCTTGATGTATCCTTCAAACAATTGCTTGTTCTCCGTATAGAAATTCTGTGCGGCCTGTCCCTTTAGGGATTTCAATTTGGCCAATGCATCTTTGATTGTCATTGGGACTGCGCTATCTACCACAACGGTAGTGCCTTGAGATGCTACAAGTGCGATGGTCTCTGCGGCCACGGATTCTTTTACTTCCGTTACCTCTTTAACTGACTGCTCTTTGACTTGTGCCAACTCCTTATCCTTATCAGCCAGTTTTTGCTCATACTCTGCCTTCATCGTTTCCAATTCTTTTGCATGAGTTGATTTCATTTGTTCAGCCGTCTGTGCCGATTCAATGTAATCTTTATTCTTTGCTTCAAACTCTTGGAGCTTGGTTATTTGTGCATCTCGATCGGTCGTCATATCTTGCAACGACTTGTTAAGTTTACCGATTTCAATGTTTGCCTTGATTACGTCAATGAATATCATAGTGGTTCTTTCTTGGTATATGTAGTTACTTATTGGAGGAAATGAACTGAAGAAATTGCGCCAGACTATTTACTGTGCCGTCCACCAAGTTGGTGCCTAATTTCAACGCTTCCTTACCATAAAAGGGTTGACCCTGCATAAATTCATCTTTAACTCCATTACGATTAGTGTTAACCATGCTTTTAAATTCATTATTCATGTCTGTAATCTCTGACATGATCAAATCTCTTTGTTCCTTACTCAATGCAATAGTTTCACTACCAATAGTTTTCTGTGTCCCACCTTGAAATGTAGTTACCGTTACCCCAAGATTCTCAAGGTTACTGACCGTAACCCCATCTTTTGACAATTCACTTGAACCATTATAAGTAAGGTATTCACAATATGTTCCAACCGAACCAACCAAGGTTGATGGTGATACCACCAAATAATTACAGTTACAGGCCACGGCATAAGCCATTGAACAAACCATATTTGAGGAATATGCATAGATTGGTTTTTTGATTGAGAGTTCCTTTATCAATTGACAAGTTTCTTCACTGTAACCAGTATAACCGCCGCCCGAGTCGAAATCAACGACGATGACCTTTACCATTTCATCATCTGCGGCTGCTTGCAGTTTTTGACAGAAACGTTGCAAGGAGATGCAACCATATTCCTCTTCCTCATCCTCACTACAATTGGATACCACAAACCCGTGGAAACAAATTACTGCAATATCCCCAACCAAGGAATATGGACGATCTTCGCAACAAAATCCACTTGCGTCACAACCGTCTTGCTTGACTTTAATCGATACCACATGTTCCAACGGATTACCAAATTGAAATGGTTGGATTTGATTGTGCAACAACTTGGACTGCTCAATACGTTGTTTGAATGCCTGATAATATTCCGGCATTGCCATCATGACTTTACCCTTGTTTAGATTATATTGGACGATTAAATTATTCATATCTTTATAGTTATTCTTTGGTTGAGTCATCTGCTTGTTTGTTGGTCTCCGACTCCTTCATCAATTCACCAGTGGTTGGTGCAATATTTGAGATCTCACGTTTGCTCAACCATTCCCTTGCCTCTGCCTCAGTAATGTTGAAGTCCTTTGCCAGTTGTTTTGCTCTGGTAAATAAGTCACGCAATTCTTTTTCTGATTGGTTACTTACTTCAATCCAATCCTTACCACGTCTTGCACAAATTTCCGACTTGGTTGCGATACCCATCGTTAATGATTCAATTTGGGCTGCATTATCGTATCCGTTATCCACGGTCAATTCAGAAGGACGATTGAACGACCATCGCATCCATGTCTTATTATCTGTCTTTGGAATCAACCCCAATTCCATAGCCGTGGCCAACCCATATTGAACGATGGCCTTGGCTCTGCGTTCCAATGTCTGTTGTCGCCAGACAATCAATTTGCGTGCTTGGTCTTGGATTAACCGGATCGAAGTTCCGTTAAGTTTGGAAGGAGTTACCAATTCAATGAACCACCCCATGCTTGCAATTGCTTCACTGGAAATACGGAAAAGGAATGCCTCAGTATTTGGTGAAGGACGGTCGAAATTAAACGGTTGAATATCCGAACCATCCAAAGAAGAGATATATTCCGTTCCACCTTTGTTGATTGATTCAAAGAATATTTTACTTTGGGCCTCACAAGGAGCAGTGGGTGCCGGTTGTGTCTCCACCCCAAAAACTCGTTTACCCTTCGGTGCCGCCGCCTTTGCATTCTTATGAATAATACCCTTGGCTGAGAAATTCTTAACGGTTATCTTTAACAATTCATTAATATCCTGCACATCCATTAAATGAGTCAGTGCATAACTTACTCGGCTGATACCATGTCCACTGGACTGCCAGGCCGGTTCAAATAGATATTGACAGTTAAACAATGATAAATATTGGTCATCTGCCGCCGTTGACCCCAACAACTTCAAGGCCACCGGCATGTTTTCCTTGTTGTAGATTATACCATCATAGATTTTATAACCATTATACTGCGAACCAACCACAACTTCTTCCCCATCACGACTACCAATTTTATCAACTGGAATCAATTGAATCCTTGGAAGTCCACCTTTAGTGTTGCGATATAACATGAGTGACCCACCCTCCGTATCGATATCTTTTCCAGTCAACACCAAACTGTCTTGGAAGGAAAAGTTTTGACCCTGCCAATTTACATTTGGATAATAATCATTTATCAACCAGTTCTCTGCGGCCTGAACCCATTGCTTGTCTGCTTCATTACGAACAAGTCCTGCAAATACGGGTTGCCACGCATTACCAACCGCCACGTGGTTCTTATTCATGATGGCCGAGGAAACGATTGGCATCTTCGCAAACAGTTCACGACCATATTGTATCTGTTGTCTGCGCTCCCACGGTTGTATCAACTTCTCTGCGTCAGGATTTATAACATAAAACCTTGGTAGATATTGGGTTGGATTAGTCCACGGAGTTGCGAGTAAAGCTTGTTTGGTAGATTTACTCTTTGTTACCGACACCTTTGGTTTATTCTTGCTGCCTTTTGGTCTCATATTTTTTAATAAGTATTGAAATTGGGACGGGTCTCGGTGATTAAATCACCATTGTATTGATCCAAATATCGCTCGGTGGCCAATAGGATTTCCATAGTGTCACCAACCAAGACGCCTTTAAATTGTGTGCCCTCTGATGCAAACTCGGTTATGATTATTCCGGCCGCAAGATTGTTCATGGCCGTGGTTCGTATGGCTATGACAGTATCATAACTGTCATAAAGTGGATTGAATTCGATCATATCAGTATGTGGTTAATCTGAGTATATGTAGTTATTATTTAGATATATTGGTTGGGGTTTCCGGCTCTACCACCGACTCTCCAACATTCAAACAACCAAGTAAATCCGCCGCCAAACACTGCAATTTCTCACAATCCCAGAAATGTTCAGGAGTATTCGGTTTAGATACGTATTCCCAATCTGCGGTATTACCCCTCAACTTGCGTTGAAGAACAGTGGAATTCAAATGATTGGTATATTCATCCGTAACATCAACCGCCTCCCACTTCTTGCCCTTACCATCTCGTAACGCCATCAATATTTGACTGTAACGAAAGGAGGAAAAAGTAATATGGGTCAGAAACTTACCAACATCCTCTTCGTGTTCGCTCCCAACCGTATATTCAGTCGGTTCTTTGTAACGATAAAATTTATTATCCGAATGACGCCATCCCTTTTCACCGCTGCCCTTGGTTGAATTATAACATGCCCAAATCTCTTCCCCATCAATAATTGCCCAACGACCATGCTTCAAACATTCACCATAAATGGTCTCAGTCATCTTACCTTCACCCGAATCAACAAAAGTAAACCGATAATCAACCTTGTTACGCTCTCTAATTGCATCCAATTCCTTCCATGTATTACACGTACCAAATGCAACCAGCCGACTTTCGCCATTTGAAGTCCATGCCCTAACCACATAATAAAACTCCTTGTGCTGAACGTCAACCGTCATAAAACGGTGTGCCTCAAATTCTCCAAATGGTTTATCATTGTCATATGAACCAAGTTTTATACGAACCCGAGTGTTGCGTTCATACTCATCCCAGAAATTCGCCATGTCTTTAGTATGGAAATTCTCCAAGTCACTGGTGGATCCAAAGAAGTCCTTCTTTTGTTTGGCTATCAAATATCGGGTTACCATCTCACCAAATGACATTTTGACATTGCAAAGATTGGTGAACCGAAATGCCTTAACCGAAGTGTCACCATCCTGAGTTTTGATATAATCGCCACTATCTAATAAATACTTGCGATTTTGAGGATTATCCGTTACTTGATAACGACAGTGATGACATTCCAATACCGCCTGTTTCGCACATTCAGTTATTCGCCACTTTCCAGTGTCATCCTTGGTGGAACTGTTATTTGGCCAGACGATCCCACTATAAGTTTTATCTTCTCGTTGTTTACTCCATTCAAACGTCTGTAACACCTTGCATTTAGGACAACACCAACCATAAGTATAAACTTCCCCAGAATGAAATTGGTCATACCACGCACCACCTTTGATACCGCCCTGTGAGAAAAAGAAACACTTACTTACACCTTTATAATCATCAGTTCTCCTTTTGATTTCTTTGAGAATTGAATCACCCTTGTATCGCCATACCTCGTCACAGAAACATACTTTGTAACCAACCGCATTCAATGCATTCTCTTTCGGAGACGTAACATGGACAGTTGAATGAAGAAACTTAAATCGACTGTCAGTGATATTGTATTTGTTGTTTAGGTCTAATAATTCACTCACCGGCTTACACGACTTCAACAAAGGGATCATGCGTAAATCAGCCATCTGATTGGCCTTCTCATCTGATAATTGTAACCACAATATATCACCCGAACCATTCGCAATGGTATGTAATAAAGTCAACTCGAATATCATGGTCTTACCACTGCGAGGTGGAGCTAATACCGAAACCTCACGCACATAAGGGTCTTGAATGGCCTCAAATATTTTTATGAAATGGGGAGAGATACTTACGTCAAACTTACCAGTGATGGAATACCCCGAACCAAGGCTTACATTATCCGCACACCACTCGGGTATTGTGCGGGTGTCATTTGGTTGGAAGTTCGAACCAAACACCTCCAATAATTCATTCTCCAAATCAATGGAGGAAGTTACTACCGTATTGTTGTTGTCATCCACAATTATCATTTGCGACCCCACTTGTCCAATGAGCTCTTAAATATCGCACAGATTGCATCATAGGACTTACTCAATTCAATCTGCATATCCGTGATTCCCTTGCCTAAAAGTCGGTGAGGAAGTTCCTGCGACATGTTGCGTAACATGATTGCCTGTGAACTGGAAATTGTTTTGAGAAACGCAATGACCGAATCTTTATCCAAGGTATTATTCTGTAAATTCTTCAACTGAATTTCCGCAATCAATGCATTGGCTCTTTCTTTACGTTCCTTCCATTCTGAGATATCTGAAGGTCCTTTATTGGACTCCTCTTCCTTGATATATTCTTCAACCACTTCCTTGTTCTTCGCATACCACGGTCCAAATTCACTCCAATGGATACGACCACTGGTGCGAATACCGTCTGCCGCCAAGTTCTTAGCCGCCCGAATATGGTCAATCGGGATACCCTTGGCCAAGGATAAAACCTTGAAGCTACCATACACGTCTATCTCTTTCTTTTTTATCATAATTTTTTGATGTGTCTCCATACCCACCTACACCTGTATATATAGTGGACAGTCATATAATCAATACCTACCCACCCCATTTGACCTATAAACCACTTTGAATTCTAACCACCCGATACCCTACCCGACCATAAAAGACCCCGTATAGGTCAAATACGAGAGGGTGTAGACCCATTTTGAGACCGTTTGGTGTATAAAGATAA